GAAATCGCTGCCCAGGTAAAATACAGAGTCCCCGTTGTCGAGCTCCAAGCGGATGCTGATGCCGGGGCTTTCTATTTCGATGATGATGGCGCCGTCAGCCGGTAGTGATGCGGCAACGGTGATGAGTGCCTGGGTGAGTGTATTTGTTATGGTCTCTGGCTCAGGCTGTTTTCGCAGAAAGGCAGGGATGTCAAAGATGGCTTTTTTATCTGCTTCACAGCCAGAGTTGGACTGATCTTGCGCTTCTGTCTCGATTTCTGCGACGGCTTGTTGCGCCATGTTTTTTACAGTGTCAGCCGCGATTTCTTCAGGCTGCGCGCGATAGTATTTGAAACGGGGTTTTTGCGATGATCCGAGGTCTATCCTTTTCGCGATGCCGAGCCGATAGAGGCGACTCAAGATTGAGCTGACTTCCTCCTTGCTGCTGGCGTCTTTGCAGATGGTGTATGCCTCCGCGCAGTCGATGGCTTGGTCTTTCTCGGCCGGCAGGATGCTGGCGAGTAGAGTTTCGATGGTGTTCATGCGGTTTTACTTTCTTCAATCAGGATAGCGATCTGCGCGGTCTTGGCGATGCTGGCGATCTGCCTGCGATCGCTCGCCCGGAATACCTGGCGCATGGTGGTGAGTGTGGTTTCTGCCGCCTCGATGTCGGCCAGCTGCAGCGGCATATCGGCCTGCAGCTTGTTGTGTAGCCGCCCGAGTGGGTCGAGATTGATATTCAGGCCGAGCTCGTCGTTGATGCGTTGCCAGGTGTAAATCCAGCCGGAGAGCGCAGGGCATATCTCGCAGATCGCACCGGTGTTATCGCGGAATACTGGGCGGCCCTGATAAGCCTCGATTTCACCGTTGCGCAGTTTGTCCAGGATCGTCTGCGGCATGTCGAAAATTGTGAATTCATCCAGCAGCGCAGGCAGCGGGACGAAGCGCTCTGCAAGCCGCTGTTTGTTGCGCATCATGGCGCGGCGTTGAGCGCGGTTCATCGTGGTTGTGTTGCATTGATTAAAACGGGACGTCGTCGTCATCTTCAGCCTCTCCCGAGCACTCAACCTTGATCCATTCAGATTTTATCGTCTCAACATGCAAGCACTTATTCCATATCTTTACTGCCGAATATTCATCCCCACCCCACGGGCCGTGCGCGCCACAGGTAGCACACTTGACAGCAAATGGCCATTCATTTGGTGGATAGCCGCTCCTTTCTATTTCCGTGACTATTAGTGCGTGACCCATACAGTGCGGACATGGAGCTATTGAGACTTGGCATTTGTAGTCCCCTCCGTCTTCAAATTTCCAAACCTCAATATTTACCCCGCGCATCCTGCGCGCTTTCAGCTTGGATTCGAGGATGTTGATCCGTAGCGCCATTTGTTTGACGGCGCGCAGGGTGTAGGGGTCTGTCTCTGGTGCTTCGGTGACGCAGCCGATGCACATGATCACGTCGTGGATGGCTTTGAGTTCGTCTTCGGCTGTTGCCGCTGCCCGCAGGCGTGGCAGGTATTCGCGCACGTATTCGGCGTTGTGGTCGTCGTCGAAGTCGAAGCCTTCAAGAAAGCCGATAATGGCTTCAAGGTCGGCGCGCAGGATGGTGACGGTGGTGCTTGGGGTTTTCATGCATCAAGCTCCTGCACCTTCCTGTCTATCGCCTCGACCGCAGCGACAGCCATTGCGGCCAGTTGCACATAACGCTTCCGAGCCTTGTCCATGCTGCCCATGCAGGCCATACGCCTCGCCCAGGCGTTGTAATCGGCAAGCATTTCGTGCCAGTCCAACGCGTTCCATTGGTCGTCATTGGATGCACCGCCCCATTTCTCATCTTGCCTTTTCCGCTCGGCGGCAACTTCTGTAAGCACCTTTTTAGTCGTCATGTTTGTTCCGGCGGCCAGTGCGCCAGCGGCATCTGCGGCCATTGCTTCTGGTGTCATTGTTCATCCTTTCCTGTGTTCTCGCCCCTAACTGTGTTTTCGAGCGGGACGGCTTCGCGCCCCTCAAAGCGGCGCTCGGCCTCGATCTCGCCGTTGCGCAGTTTGTCCAGGATCGTCTGCGGCATGTCGAATATGGTGAATTCATCCAGCAGCGCAGGCAGCGGGGCGAACCTTTCACCGGCTGGCAGTTTGCCGCGTGCCATGGCGCGGCGCTGGGCGCGGTTTAATGGTTGGTTCATCGGCTGCACTCCATCACAATGCTTGGCCCGTACCACATGGTGGCATCAATAAACAGTACCCGGGCGCGCTTATAGCCCCGCATATTCTTAACGGCTTTCGACATGGCTGCCTCCGGCGATTTGCACTTGCCGGTGCATGTCTCCCATTTACGATGCCCATGTTTTCGCAGCTGGCCAATGTAGTGACCTCTCATAAAATTGATATGTATATGGCTCATCGTTTCATCCACCGCCGGTGCGCCCACATGCTGGTGATGATGCCGAACGGGCCGCCAATCAAAAATGCGGCAATTTCAATGCCGCCGGCTTGCGGGACGGTTTTGAAAAGCACGAGATTGCTGAGGCCGATGCCGAAGCTGGTGAAGAAGGCAGCGACATAATGGCCGTTGTTGACGTTGAGGCTCTGGAAGCCGAGCGCGAATACCAGGGCAAAGGTGCTGATGAAGATGTAGATGGTGGTCATGTTGCTTTCCTGTAAATCTTGGTGATGGATTGGTTGATAGTGTGGCCTCTGCGCCTTAATACATTGGCCAGCCTGCAACGTTGCTTGTGGCTTTTTGCTGCTTGGCTGAGCAGCCCGAAGTAGCTGTTGCCTGTTTCAAATAGTTCGTCTGCCAAGATGCCGCTGGCGCGGCTGATGGATTCGTTGACGGTGCGTTTACGGGTGACTCTGTGCCACGGTTTGATGACATGGCCAACAAAATCAACCCCGCGATCTATCGGCTGGAGAATGGTCTTTTTCGGGTTGAGGTTGGCGTTAAGCCTTGCAGGCAGGAATGCTTCGATCTGCTTCAAGGCGGCATTTAACCACTGTGATGATTGATGCAGCAGGATGAAGTCATCGACGTAGCGGATGTAATGCCTGGCGCCGATTTGGTGCTTGATGTATTGATCAAGTTCGTCAAGATAGATGTTGGCAAAGAACTGTGACGACAAGTTGCCAATAGGCAGGCCGTTATTGGTCGGCTGGTTGATCAGCCGTTTGTGTGGCGGCACCAGGTTGCTCTTGCATGCATCGCCACGAAGCTCAAAGTTCTCGCGCGGGTCATGGAAAAGAAGGGTGGCTGCCAGTTGCTGCCAGTAGGGCTCATGCACACGTTTGACGATGAGCCGATAAAGAATGGACTTGTCGATGGCCACAAAGAAGTTGGCCAGATCGCACTTCAAGTAATGGGCTGGCTTGCTCCAGTTCTGCGTGATGCTTCGAATCTTGGATTCCAGTCTTGTGGCAGCGTAAAGCGTGCCGCGTCCAGGTATGCATGCACAGCTATCCGCGATGAATGAAGCATAAAACCGTGGCGATATGCGGTTGTAAAACAGGTGATGCACGATGCGGTCACGGAAATCAGCCGCCCAAACTTCACGGGGTTTAGGCCGGGTGATGACAAAGCAGATAGACCTACCTGGTTGATATATTCCGGCCTGCAGTTCATCAAATAACTGGCGCAGGTTGGTTTCAAGATTCTGTTCAAAATCTAATGCACTGGCCGTGTTGCGCTTGGTCTTGCGGCAATCGAAATATGCCTGAGTCAGCTCGGTAAAAGAAAAGTCAGCATGGTGGCGTCCGGATGGATCTGCGGACAGCACGGGCGCGCAGCTGGTTGTTCTTGTTGTTGTTGTTCTGGTTGCCGTTGTTGAAATTCTGATACCAGGCATAATCAGCGTTGGCTGCGTGCTGTGCTCTATCGCGCTATCTACGTCGCCCTGCAGAAGGTTTGCACCGATCCGTTGGGTAACTGCGCCGGACACGTTCTGACTGCTCTCAGCGGTCTCCGTGATGCGCATGGCGGTGGCCTTTTGAGCCAGCGGCACGACCAGATTCAAATGTCGCTCAGTCATGTTAGCCTTGACTATCATGAGGCAGGCGAAGCTTGTGAACGGCGCCATCCACCGGCTTGTTTGCCGATGCTGGTAGTCATTTCGACCACCTTGGCATACTGACCAATGCTGATCATGCGTTTGTCACGTGCAAGCCTGAGTAATAACTCGGAGACCTGCAAACGCTCGATCAGCCCTTCAAGGTGAGGCACTTTATCGCGTGAAACATTGGCGCGAAAAATCAATACGACGATGTCGACGCATTCATCACGGAGCTTGCTGCCGATGGTTGCCTTAAAGTCGCGGGGCATGTTCTTGGCAAGATCCGTGATCGCATCGAGCAGATCGTAAGCCTGCTTGTAGATAGGGAGTTCAGTGTGGAGTGCCATGCTGATTTAATAACTGAATAATTAAATGGTTAAATTAATACTCTGCGGACAGCACGGGCGCGCAGCTGGCCGCTCTTGTGCGTGCTGCGTATTCGACCAATACCAATCTTCGTCAAAATGCTCTTTGCTTTGGTCAAACAACAGCGCCTGTTCGACACGGTTTGGTAGGTCTCCGCCAATGTTTTTGGCATAGTCCATGGCCTCTTGCCAAGCCATCACTTCTTCTGGGTGGGCTGCCAGCAATATCACGTGATGTCCATGGCCATTCGGGTTGATGATGGCGCCAACGTAAACCTCACCTGCTGCAAGTTCTGGTTTATTCATGATGTTTCTCCTAGTTCTTTCCACCGAATAGCGCGGATGATTTTCTGTTCACCGACAGCGGCAGTCTCCCAATAAGTAAACTTTGTTCATGGTGTTAGCCTTTCTCAAAAGCCATCGGATTTAGCTCTCTTGTTTGCTCTTCGACTACAGACCGATGAAGTTCTGCATATTCGTCCGCGTGATCTCTGAACATCTGATTCACGAAGTCCAAATCGCTATCGGACATCGGAGCGCCTTTTCTCGACCAATAGAGCACTTTTCTAAGGCGCACTTTATTATGCTCATTCATCAATTTTTCTTTGGGTAACTTGTCCATATTCAGCCTTTCGAATTGATGATGGCGCCAACGTAAACCTCGCCTGCTGCAAGTTCTGGTTTGGCAAGGCTGCCGAATGTGATTTCTTGATCTTCGGTTGCTTCTGATGTTTGTGTTGCTGTATTCATGATTGACTCCCGTTAAAAAATAACTAAATGATTGAATGACTAAATGGCGAATCTGCGGACAGCACGGGCGCGCAGCTGGCTGTACTTGAGGTTGCGGTACTGGTGGCCGTTGTCGAAAAGCTGAAACCAGGCACAACCAGCGTAGGCTGCGTGCTGTGTCGATGACCAGTACCAGTTGTCTGCAAAGGCCTCGCTGCCGCCCTTCTGGAAGGCTTCAGCAAGGGTTTTAGTTGGGATTTCTGCGGTATAAGGGCGCGTAGGCGGCACTGCACTCAAGTTGATGCCTGAGCGGCCATACTGAGAGTTTTCTTCTGTGGTTGGCTTCAGGTTGCGATAGATGATTTCCAGTTCGTCCTGCGCCGGCAGGTACCAATCATCTTGACCACCGATAGTGAGTGCACGGATATGCTTCGCTAGTGGGCTGCCTGATTCGGCCATTGCATTGGTGTTGGTAAGGCCGTCATCGTATGAAGTGGCGCCTGTTACATCGAGTTCGTCATCATCGTGCCAGGCGCTATTGAGTTCACCTTCTGCTTTAGGTGCGACGATCAACCCGTGCTTGATGCCGTTGATCATGATCTGCCCGGCAAAGAAGCCGCCTTCAAAGGCTTGGCCGATTTCTGGTAGTGCTGTTTTTACAGGTTCTGGTGCATTCATGTTATTTCTCCTTTGGTAAAAATTCTCTGCAGTAACTATTCGGTCGAATGGCAAATTTGCCGAGATCGCAGGCGTTACTATTGAAGCGATTGAGGTGGGTGCAGCAGGCGCATTTTTCGCCAGCAATGTGCCCCGGCTTCAACTCTCCTGCGCTAACCCTGGCCTTGCGCTCAGTGGCGCTGATCCAGCCCATGCGCCAGCGCACTTGCTCTGAGAATGTGCCGCATTTATCTGCTTTCATGAGAATTCCTCCGTCGAGTAGATCAGGTGCGCTTCGTCGCCTGCCAGGCGTTCGATTTCGTTGTGTGCCTGCTCGATCATGGCAAGCGTGACGGGGTTTCCAGCCTGCGCAGCGGCTTCTATATCGGCCACAATTCGCGGCAGCTCGCCGATGTCCATCAGTTCCAGCTTCATGGTGTCGATCAGGTGGTTGATGGTCTCGGTATAGATGCCGATCGAGCCGATGCCGGGATAGATTTTGGCGCCGTCGATGTAGCAGACGTAGGTGGTGATCATGTCGAGCATCTGGGTGTGTTTTCTCATGGTGCGGGCCTTTCTGGATCGCATGCGTTTTTAATAGGGCACTGCATCGGGAGGTCGGCAACGAATACCAGCTGCGGCGGCTCCGGATCGCGGACAAGGTTGAGCGCGAGGTAAAGACCTGCGGCAAAGGCAATGGCGCGGATCATGGCACTAGCCTCAGTTGCCCAGCCGCTTCGAGTTCTTCGACGCTTGGCGGCGACGGTGGTGCGTCCGGGTCGAAGCCACAGCAGTCGATTGCCTCCTGCTCAGTCACATGGTTGTCTGAACAAACCGGGCAAATATAGGCTTCATACACGTGCGCATATCGAATGCAGCAGATCCTGGCATCACTTCGATCGTCATGAACTTTGCCACATCCGCCGCACCTCCATTTCAGCTTGATGCTCATCATGCGACCCAGAAAAGGTTAAACAGTCCAGCCATAAAGCTGACGATCAGAAATGCCAGCAGGTAGAGCCCGGCGACGCGGATGGTGTTTTTCATGCTGGCCTCCGCTTCGGTTGATGCCAGATGAAGTCCGGCCCATGGCAGTAGCAGATGACATTGCTGACGGCGGCATCGATGATGCGCCAGCTCACGCGCGACCCTGCGATCGCCGCGATGGCTTCGATGTGTGGCTCGATGCGCGTCATCTGGTCGGCATCGCCCTTGAGGACGTTGCGCCATGCGCCGGAGTCATTGACCTGTAGGGTGAAGATTGGCGGCGGGATGTTCATGCTGCCCTCGCAATCACCCTGCAGCCGAGCGGGTAGTGGTGGCGGATGGAGAGCAGGGCGTCGATGCTGCTCTTGGCAAGCACAGGCTGGCGCACTGGTGCAACGCCCGGCTGGTAGATGGTGACGGTGTAGGCTTTCATATTTTTAACCCTCCAATTGCAGGCTGCCCTGCTGCGGCAGCGGGTGGTGTTTGTGCTGTGCCAGCACGGCGTTGGTAAGGCATTGACGGATGACCGGCACCTGGATGTCATCCTCAAAGCGGTGTCCCTTGCGCCATAGCCCTGCGCGCTTCCAGATGCTTTTCAGTTCTTCGGTGGTCGGTTCGTATACGGTTGCCATCGCTGCCTCCTGCTCGGTTTGTTGTCGAGGTGGGGAGAGATTAGCAACGTGCATATTTTATGTCAATAGCAAATTGCTAATATTTTGTTATGATATGCAAACCAGGAGATTTTCCGGGCAACAAAAAACCCGCCGTGGCGGGTTTGGATTGGAGGTTGATGCGATGTCAGTTGATTATTCAGGGCCTATTGAAGAAGGCAAAGAGCCGTCGCCGGATCAGCATGCTTATGTGAGGGCGGTGCTAAATGCGATACGGGGTGATGCACAGCTCCGTGCATTGTTGGAAAGCAAGTTGATAGAAGGCACTGATGCGGGGGTGCTCTCTGGCGTGTTTTACCGGCGCCGAGATGGTGTGCAGTTCCCATTCAGCAACCCATGCTACGTGGTTGAACTGGACGAGACCGGACTGCCGAGCTGGTTGGCGTTTTATAAGGACGGGTTCCAGAACGAGGTCTACGCGCTCACGGATAAAAACCGGGCAGTGTACCTGGCGGCCGTTAGTCAGGGTTTTGAGCCACCACGCGGCCTGATTCATCGAGATAAACCAGAGCGGTCGTATCAGAAAGGCTCGGTGCTTGAGGTTGATTCGATTGAAACGCAGGCAGGGCCGCAAATCGATGAAAGGTTGATTCAATATGCCGTGGCGGTGAGCGATGATGGCGTCGGGCTGACGGTGTACGAGGATGGCAGGGCGTGCACGGTCAATCTAAGCAACGACGCGGCCCAGGATTTGGCCGACTTGATCACTCGTCGTGGCCGATGATGGTTTTGATTGAGATAACCGTGCCGCGCTTCGGTTTTTTATGTTGCCGTAGGAATGCGGCAATGGCATGAAGCATCTCGCCGCGCGTTAAGGCTCGGTAGGCCATGATATGGTAGGTGACGCCATTGTGTTGGTCGTTCACCGTGTTACGGACTTTAGGCTCTTCCATGTCCTGCCTCTGCTTTAGCGCGAATTACTGGTTCGGGTAGAGCAGCGATGCCATGCCGCCGGCAAATATAGCTGCGACGAACGAGAATAGGATGAGCAGGATGATCAGCGCCGGGATGCTGGCTAGCGCCCATTTGATCATGAAGATCACCATGCTGCCGAATTGCATGTTAATGTCGTCGATGACGATGCCCGGTGTTTGACTGAGCTTCGCCTCGGTTGATGTTTTGATGGGGCAGCCGCATCCTGGGCAGTAAGGCGCGAAGCTGGATATTTGCTTGGTGCATTCAGGGCAGGCGATCAGGCTCATGGGTTCCCTTATTTGTTGTGATTACATTTTGAATATTATGTTTTTATATGTCTTCAAGGCGCTTTTCTATTAATTCTTTTCTAACTTCTGAATCTTCTTGGGTTGAAAAATGAACAGATGAGTCTGTTATTTTCGAAGCATATTTTTTTAATTTAATTGTATTTGAGCCGTCTTCCCAAATATGCACTGCTTGATGAAATGTTGCTCCCATAGAATTTTGCAACAAAGATTCATCGGTTTTTGTTGGTTGTCCATATTTCTGTTTCATTGCTATAAAAACTTCAAGGTATCGATCTGATTTAAACAAAAGGCCTATTCTGCTGACGTTGCCTGATTCTCCTATGACTAAATTCATAAAAGCTGGGGCGCTTGCAATAGTTGTGTATCCATTACATATATACAAATATGGAGCTTTGCCAGCACCGCACTTGACGCCTAATTTTTCCTTTATTAGTTCGGGTGTGGCCGCTCCGCCTAGTTCTACGCCCTTGAAATCGTATGCAATAGCAACAGTTGGCATACTTATTAAAATGCCTACTATTAATGTCCTGGATAATTTCATTCTTGTCTTTGATTGAACATATTTTTGTGTGAGGAAAAATAGAATATTTTGGCCTTAGGCGTGTCGTTTGCCGCCGGTGCCATTTCCATTTGTTGAAGATTCGTCATTTTTTGCTGTCTGGTTAAGCGCATCAAATACTGATCTTGCACGGTATTTTGCGGACTCCTCCATTGCTAACATCTCTTTTGCGACATGCATGATGTTTTCGTCGTACAAAATCTCATTGAGAATATTGTCATGCGCATGATCCATCCATCCTCTCGGCTTATTGCACGCCTCTTCAAGCTTTCTAGCCAAGTCGCTCCCTATGTCTCTGGGTTTTCCGGTTCTTGATGGGACGCGTGTTTTTATCTGACTAATGTAATTGGGGTCAGTGTCTGCTTTTTTTGCAAGAGACGCCGCACTACCAATTTCCTCAATTAATAAGTCGAGGTTTTTTAATCGGATTTCTTCAATTGTTTTCATGATTTCTTTATAGCAATAGGCTAATTTTTTAACCATGAGCAATTTGCTATTGCTTTTACATTGGCACGTTGCTAATATCGCGTTCATGTTTACTCTTTCTCACTTAACTCCATTCGAGCGAAGGGCTCTTGCCGAAAAGGTGGGAACCAATCCTGTCTATCTTTGGCAATGCGCAACAGGCCGACGAACTCCAAGCCCTCGGTTGGCAAAAAAGCTAATCGAGGCTGATCCTAGATTGACCATGGAGTCAATATTCAATCTTGACGGGCAGGCCGCATGATTATCATTCCTTCCTTAATTTTCCCCGCTCCTGCTCGGTCAAAAGCTGGATATGCCGGAGAACCGGTGATTGATATTTCCTCCTCATCACGCTTCAGTTTTCCATTTGCCGATGTGTGTGCTATGGCCAATGCACCGGCCAGTTTTTTATTTTGTGTGCTGTTCATTATGAACAGCATATTTTTTTGTTCGCAAGCCGTCCTTACGAACGCTTACGAAAATTAATCTATTTTTCGGAGGGTCTCGGAATGCAAGGAGATATGCCGTTTTTTGATAGCCCGGAAGATGCAATGAGGCACGCTGTGCAGTATCTGGGAGGTGCAAAAGCCGTTGGCCCGTGTTTGTGGCCTGATAAAGGGGTGGATGCCTCAGCTCGGCTGCTGCTGGACTGCCTGAATACATCGAGACCGGAAAAGCTGGAGCTGTCTCAGGCCTTGTGCATTCTGCGGATGGCACGGGAAAAGGGGTATCACTCCACTGCTCAATGGCTGAATGGTGAGATCGGTTATGACATCAAGCCTGTCGTCCGCGAGGAGGAGTTGGACAGACTTACTGCCGTGGTTGAGCAGTCCACCAAGACATTGGCCGCTGCACTCAATCAACTAGAACGAATCCAGAAAGGCAACAACATCAAGGCAGTTGCCTGATGGCTGATGTAATTGACCAGGGCAACGAGCGCGCAGAGCAGTTCCTGGCACATGCGCTCGGGCAGGCTGCCAGCATGGCGGCCAAGCTGCCGCCGAAAGGTCGCTGCTATAACTGCGACGCTGAGCTTTGTGGTGATGCCAAGTTCTGCGACCCAGACTGTCGCGATGATTTTCAGCAACGCAACCCTGATAAGTAAACCCCGCGCCCCTGCATAGGTATGCGGTGGCGACAGCAATGGGAGTAGTTATGACAAAGAGAACTGAACATCATCGCCATGAGAGCGGGTCCTTCCTGACTTCCCCGCATACGGGTCGAAGCGAGCGCGATTTGTCTCACATAAATGACGGCGGGGCATACTGAACGTGCTGCAGATTTCTCTCAAGGCGGATTTCGCGCCGATCAAAAAACAGATTGACCGACTGGCGGACGACCTGCAAAAGCGGGTGGTGCCTGCTGCATTGAACAAGGTGGCGGCGAAGGCCAAGACGGAAATGCAGCGTGCGATCACGAGCGAGTATGCGATCAAGGCCGAGGATGTGCGATCACGATTGCGCGTCATGCGTGCCGGCAGAAAGCTGGATCAGTGGGTCGCGCAGCTGGACCCGTTTGCAAGTCGTCGCCGTGGACGATCGCTCAACCTGATCCGGTTTGTGGAAAAGGCTG